GCGTGCCGCCATAGACCACCCGATCCTCGACCCGCGCGATAAGCTCTGCATTGGACCGCGTCAGCCCCGCCACCGACCACGGCATTTCCGCGCCATCCGACACGTTCTGCTCGACCTTCGGCTTCACGCTGCATTGCCCCGCGCGCAGATCGTCGCCGAACCAGCTCACGATCAGGCTGGTGGCCCCGCAATTGGGCAACTCTCCCTGAAGGTTGTCCAACGCGCGCAGGAAATCCGCCTCGCCGCTGGCCGTGTTCACATTGGCACTCTCCGATTTGCCAAAGCCATGCGCGTAACTCACGGCCGTCGTCGCCAGCGCATATTCCCCCGTCCCCGGCATCATCGCCACGGCGCGGATGGCCTTTGACGGCTGCGGCGCGCTGTCCAGCCCCGCAGGACTGGCAGGCCGGATCACCTCGAAGCTGAATTGCGGCACCCGGTTGCCGTATGGCGTCAGGTCCAGATCCTCGATCACCACATAGGCTATGCCGCGATAGGCGGGCACCATGCCCACCCCCTCCACAGCTTCCATCTTGGGGTCCGGCATCTGGTCATCGGTGCCGCGATAGACGCGCATCGTGATATCGGTCTGCGCAATCTCGGCCCCATCGGCCCAGACCCGCCCCACACGGGCGATCTCACCCTCGCAAAGCGCCACCGCCAGGCTCACCGAATAGCTGTAGCTCGCCGTCCTCGGCTGCGGCGGCGCGCCCTTGCCGCCCCCCGTCACCGCGACGCTTTCCTTGAAGCGCGTGGCCCAGATCACCTGCCCGCCAAGGCGCATCTGCCCGAAGAGCCGCGCCACCGGCGCCCCCTCCGCGGCCCCGGTCAGACGGAACCGGTCCATCTTGCCCTGCTCGATCACCTCCGAGCCCTGGCCCATCAGCCGCTGGTCGATGACCCGGCCCAGGGTCGCGCCCACGGCCCGGCCCACCACGGCCCCGGTCAGCCCCAGAACCGTGCCCGAGGACAGCCCGCCAATGGCGGCACCCGCCGCGGAAAGAAGGATCGTCGCCATGTGTCAGGTCCTTTCGGGAAACGCAAAACGCGCCACGATGCGCCGCTCCCATGGCGGCGTCAGGGCGCTTTCGATAACGCCATGCCCGCTATAGGCATGGATGAAAGTGGGGGCGGGGCCGGTTTCGGCCTGAAGCCCCAGATGCTTGGCCACAGCGCCGCGCCGCATCCGGAACAGCAGCAGATCGCCCACGGCCTCCTCTGCGACCCGCTTTGCAGTCAGATGCCGCAAGGCCGCACGCCAAAGCCGCTCATCGCCCTCGGGTTCCGACCAGTCGGGCGTATAGGCGGGCACGGGCTCAGGCTCCCGCCCGAACACCTCGCGCCAGACGCCCCGCACCAGCCCCAGGCAATCGCAGCCCGCCCCATGGGTCGAGGCCTGGTGCACATAAGGCGTGCCGATCCAGCCCCGCGCCACGGTCACGACCACACTCATCGCAGGCTCTCGCCATCGGACGGTGCCGATCCGCGACCGGGATAGGCCATCACCCAATCCTCGCCCGGAATATCCGGAAAGCCCTGGAAATTGAGGATATTGGCGAATTTCAACCGGCAGGTCTCCATCCGCTTGTCGCACCCCGCTTCAAGCCGCACGAGGTCGCCCGCCGCAATCTCCGCGCGCAACTCCTCCCACAGTTCGACCCGGCGCACACCATCCGAGAACCGATCGTTCTTGATCACGCCGACCAGCCCCTCGGCCGCCCCGGACAGCACCACCATCCGCCCGCGCTCGAACCAGCGCGGCGCGAATTCATCGAGACCCTCGAAGATCAGCACCCGTCCATCCGCAACTGCGCTCACGGCGCCCTCATGCGCATAGCCCGACACGGTCAGATCGAACCGGCACGCCGCATCGCCCAGAACCGCCGAACAGGGCCGCTGATAAACCCGCCCCTCAGGCCGGTTCATCGGCTCGGCCAACCCGCGCAATTCCACCTGGAACGCGCCTCCCTGGCGCTCCAACTCGCCGAAAGAGCCCTTGAACTGCAAGGCGCGGTTTTCCGGCGCGGACCAGTTGACCAGCCAGGCTTCGACCACGGCCCCGTCGAACCGGCCCGCCAGGATATCCGCCTCGCGGATCGAGGCATCGCTCAACGCCCCCACGGCCTCGGTATTGTCCACCGACAGCCCCGTGGTCTGGCTCAGCGCCGCCGCCGACAACCCGCTATCGGCCTTGAAGACGGTCCCCTCGAACGCCAACGCGCGATCATGGTCGGTGAACCCGTATTGCACCCCATCGGCCCGCGTCACCCGCCAGCAGCGCGCGACCTCGCTGGCCCCGCCCGCCAGATGCGCCAGTAACCCCTCACCCCCGCTCATGACAGGATCTCCACCACCGGCACATTGGGCGCCTCGCCCGCCTGGAAGCTCGCCAGCGAGGTCTGGATCCGGTCGATATCGAACCGCACCGGCACGTCGAACTCAAAGCTCGCCGCCACCTCGACCCCCTCGTCGGGCGCATCGGCGAAGGTGATCAGCCCGGTCGTGTCATCGACCTCGTAATGCGTGCCAAAGACCAGCTCCGCCGCGTCGAACCCGGCCAAAACGCTACCTGACACCGGCTTGCGGATGGGCCGCGCATAGGTCTGCTGGCCTGACCGATAGACCTTGACCAGCTGAAACACCCGCGTCTCGCCATCGCCGATCCCGATCAGATTGTCGCGATAATGCAATGGCTTGGAGGGCGCGCAGCCCTTGTAATCCGACCAGTCCTTCCAGCGGAAGCCATGCAGCTGCCCGCGCCTTGCCTCGAAAAACGCGATCAGCGTCTCGATATCGTCCAGGCTGCGCATCCCCACGCCCGCATCATAGCGGCGGCGCGAATGCGCCCATGGGGTGTTGCGTTCCTCATGGCCGTTGGCCAGCGTCACCACATCGGTGCGCCGCTCCGGCCCCCCGACCGAGCCGAAGCTCAGATTGGCGGGAAAGCGTATTTCATGAAATGCCATCGTCGGCCTCCCTCAGCGGTTGCGTTGCCCGCGCGCCAGCGCCCGGCTCATCTGCGCGGCGATCTGGCTCTTCGATTTCTGGAACCCCTGCACATCGGGGGTCTGGATATTCATCGTGATGTTGATCGGAGACCCGCCACCCTGCGTACGCACGCCAAGGCTGCCATCGGGACCACGAGATAGCGGCATGATCGCCTCCGGCCCCGCCTCACCCATCAGGCCCATGCCGCCCCGCATGGCGAAACTGGTCGGGCCGCTGACGATGCCGCCGCGGGCAAAGGGCGTCATCCGCCCGCCCGAAAACGCGCCACCCCTCTCGAACGGCAATAGGCCCGAGACCAGGCCGTTGACCCCATTGGCCAACAGCCCGCCGACCGCGTTCTGAACGGGCCGGATCGCAGTGTTATAGGCCGCGTCCACCATGCTCTGCGCCACGCTGCGCAACGCATCCGACAGGCGCATCCCGTCGAACACAACGCCGTCAAAGGCCCGCCGCAGGCCGGTCCCGAAAGACCGGCTCAACCCCTGCACTTCGCGACCCGTATAAAGCATCGTCTCCTGCATCGTGCGCAGCTCGCCCTGGAACGCCGCCACCATCGCGGTGGCCGAACCAAGCGAGGCCTCCAGCTCTCCCAATTCGGCGTCGAAGCCGTCAATTTCTTCATCCATCGTGATCGTCCTTCACATCGGGAAAGCGGGCGGCCAGGGCCTCAAGCCCCGCCCGTCCCATCGGGGCCACGCCCGGCTCGTCCCCCATCAAGATCAGCAATTCCGCGGGCGTCAGCGCCCAGAATTCATGCGGCTTCAAGCCAAGTCCCTGCATCCCGGCCCGCATCAGGCCGGGCCAGTCGAACGGCCTCGCGCCGCTCATTGGGGCGGCCGGAACGCAAGCGCCAGAAGCCGCGCCGCCACGCGCGCGGCCTCCAGCGGACCTCCCGCGATCTCGGCCTTTGCCAGATCGCCCAGATCGCCGTTCCAACCGCCCCCCCGCAGCCCCGCACAGACCAGCGCCAGCACATCGCGGCTCTTGAACGCGCCCACCTCGAACCGTTCGACCAGGTCGGCCAGGCACTCGGCCCGCAACCAGGTCTCCAGTTCGGCCAGCGCGCCGAGCGTCAGTTTGAGCACCCGCTTTTCGCCGTCCAGTTCCAGCGCCACCTCGCCTGCCCAGGGATTCGCCATGGGTCAGAGCGCCGTGAACGAGAGCACGCCCGCCGAGGCCAGCGAAAGCTCATAGCTCGCCTCGCCGTCATGGCTGCCCGCATATTCAATCGAGGTGATCTGGAACGCGCCCTCCACGGTGCCGAAATCGGGGATGATGACCTGAAACTCGGGCACCTCGCCGTCAAAGAAGATCTGGCGCGCGCGCTCATCCGTCGCCTCGTCGCGGAACACGCCCGAGCCCGAGATCGCCGCCGATTTCACGCCGCCCCCGGCCAGCAATTCGCGCCAGCCCCCGGCGCTTTCCAGGCTGGTCACATCCACCGTTTCCGCGTTGAAGCTCAGCCGCGAGGCGCGCAGCCCCGCCATGGTCTGGAACGTGCTTGTCCCATCCAGATCGACCTTGATCAGCAGGTCCTTGCCGTTTTGTGCAGGCATTTCAATCTCCAGTTATATCAGGTATTTGCAAGTCAAAGCTCACGCGACAGCCTCGTCCAGGCGGGCGCGGAACCAGATATCGATGCGCCGGTTGGCGCTGGTCCGCACCGCCTTGGCGCGGGTAAAGTGAACCCGGCTGGCCCGGCCCCGGCTGAGGGTCAACGGCGCTGCCAGAACCGCATCCGAGACCGCTGCCGCGGCCTCTTTCGCCAGGTGAAACCCCGCCCCCGTCGTCACGACCGAGACGCTGAACTCATGCAGCGCGCCGCCCGCCGACCCGTCGCTGCGGTCGCGCACCTTTTCGGGGCCGAGCGTCACGTAGATCTCGGGCTCCGGTCCCGGCGGCATCGCGTCGAACACATCCGTTCCGACAATCGCGGCCAGCCCCGCATCCGCGCTCAGCCGCCCGTAGACCGCGCTTTGCAGCGCGGCAGTCATGCCATAGCTCATGCGCCTTCCTCCTCACGCGCGAAACAGACCAGGAACCGCCCTTCGGGATCGGCCTCCGTCACCGCTTCGATGGCAAACAGCCGCGCGCCGTCGCGGAACCGCTGCAAGGGTGTCGGCCGTGACGGCGCGCCCTGCGGCGCGGCCCGCACCGTGATCCTGAACCCCATGCGCGCCAGGTCACCGCTGTCGCGGCCCGTGCGCGGACGCACCTCGCCCCAGACCTGGCCAAGCGGCTGCCAGGTCTCCGCAAACCCGCCCGCGCCGTCGGGCACCCGCACCGGCCCCTCCAGCAGCAGGCGGCGCGAAAGATCGGGCCGGGTCATCCGCCCACCCCCCGCATCCGCACTGCGCGGTAGGGCTCGATCAGCACCGCCACGCCCACGGCAATCGTGGCGTCGCTGGTGCCGCGCGACTCGTAGAGTTCACCGGCCTGGATCAGAACCGCCTGCCGCAGGTCGGCGGGGATACCGTTCCAGTCCGAGCCATAGCCCGCGATCATCTCGATCTCGATCGAGCCGCCGCGCGACGGGTTCGGCAGGCTGCTCACCGCCTCCACCGCAGGGCGATGCGTGTCCTTGCGCAACACATAGGCATCGGGGTTCAGCACCGTCTCGACGCCCCCCCGCGTGATCACCTTGATTGATGTGATACTCTGCACCGGGGCCACCGGCAGCGCCTGGCACTCGGTCGAGCTCCAGCCGTTCAGGTGCCATGTAAAGCCGCGCTGAAACAGCGCCTTTCCGATCCGCGCCTCGACCGCCGCAAGGGCTGCCCGCAGGCAGCTTTCCAACTGCGCATCCTGGCTGCCATCATCGGCAAACCCGGATGACAGGCGCAGGTGATCGGTCAATTCGGTCACCGGCAGCGAAGCGCTCGGGACCGAGGTCATTTCGACCATCATCATGTTCTTTATTCTCCACGAAAGACTGCCTCGGAAACTGGCATGACAGGGCTTTGCACCGCTCATGCGGAGGACAAAAATAGGCTGGAGGCCGCCAAGCCCCGCCATGCCGCCCGCCCCGACCCGAAAAAAGAGGGCCGGAACGGGATCTCGCCTCGCCTCAGATCGTCAGGAGGTGCCGAATTTCAGCAGCTTGATGGCCGAGAAATCGCTGACATTGCCGCCGACTCGCTTGGTCGCATAGAACAGGACATGCGGCTTGGCGCTGAACGGGTCACGCAGCACGCGCAGGTCGGGCCGCTCGGCGATGGTGTAGCCGGCATCGAAATTGCCGAAGGCAATCGCCATGGCACCCGACGCGATATCGGGCATATCCTCGGCGATCAGCACCGGATAACCCATCAGGCGCGCGGGCTCCCCGGCAGCCAGGCCATCGGACCACAGGAAGCGGCCATCGGCATCCTTCATCTTGCGCACGGCCCCGGCGGTCTTGGAATTCATCACGAAATTCGCGTTGGCCCGGTAACGCGCGCCCAGGGCATAGACCAGATCGACAATCGCATCTGCGGGGTTGGTGGCATCGAAATCGCCATCCGCGCCGGTCACGACATAGCCCAGGTTGCCCCAGGACCAGCTCGCATCGTCCACGGTGGGGTGGGTCAGGAAGCCGGTCGGCTTGTCGATCCCGTCGCCCGAGATGAAGGCCATGGCTTCCGCGCGGCTGAACTTGTCCGCAATCCGCTCGGCCAGCCAGCCCTCGATGTCAAAGGCGGTGTCGTCCAGCAGGCGCTGCGATGCCTTGGGCAGGGCCGACAG